TATGAGGGTATTTATAAGAAGTAATAATGACACTTATTATACTCAGCTTGATATTGAAGCATTTGGACTTGGAACATATAATCATTCAGTAGCACCGACAAAAGTAATCTTAGCGCGTCCAACTGGAGGACTTTATGATTCACCAAATTATAATAGCATCGGTTTTAATAGAGGCTGGATAATAATAGATTATGCTGACTAATGAACAAATAAATAGAATTATAGCAGACGTTTACTCAGGAGTGATTGACGTTTGGAATTTACCTCAAAATCTTTATTTAGAGATAGCACAAGAATTGGAAAGGTCGCTTTATCAAGGATACGGTGCTAAATTATCTGATTTTGATATTAATTCTCCTGGATATAAGCGACTGAATGCTTTGCGGAATAATATTTATAATTTTTCATCTGCAAAGACATTCCAGCAGATTAAAGACATGGAAAATATAAGATATGTCGGAACAACAAAGGTGCCATTTCAAGAATATAAACAAATGGCTGGAGATATTAGCAAAATTTATAATAAAACATGGCAGAATGTTGAAGAAATAACCACTTCGCATTTAGCAGATGCTTCAGCGGAATGGTCTGATATAAAGGACGACGAACAGGATTTTCCTTTGCTTGAATATGTTACTGTAAATGATAGCAGAGTAAGAGATGAACACCAAGAGCTTGACGGTATCATAAGACCTGTTAATGATGATTTTTGGACTAATTATTTGCCTCCGAACGGCTGGCATTGTAGGTGCAGAGTAAGGCAATTAAAAGATGGCGATGTAACAAGTTTAAGCAAAAGAAATATAGCAAAAAATCCGCCTTTATTTGATGGTAATCCAGGTAAAAGAGATTCTATTTTTAAACAAAATCATCCTTATTTTACACGAGTGGCGCCAGAATTTAAAGATTATAAAAAAAGAAACTTTGGAATGGTAATTCCAGAACCTGAATAATATGGCAAAAGCAGTAAGAAGAATAAAAAGCTTTAATTTTAAAAGGAAGGTAAGTGCTTTAAAAAGGACTAATTCAAGACTTCCGCGTATTATTGCTGTAATGAGCAAGGAGTTTTTTAGAGATAGTTTCAGGAATCAAGGATTTACAGATAGGTCTTTAGTTAAATGGCAACAAAGAAAACCTAATAAAAAAAATGAAGGTAGGGCAATTCTTATTAAAAGTGGACGCTTAAGCAAAATACAAATCTTAAAAGCTTCCTGGAAATTTATCAAAGTTGGAACATTATTGCCTTACGGAGCATTTCATAATCAAGGATTAGGCAGATTGCCAAAGCGTCAATTTATAGGACGAAGTAGAGTTTTAACAACAATGATACGAAGAGAAATAAAAACCGAATATAATAAAGTAGTAAGAGCATGAGTGTAAAATTAAATTTATTTAACGACATTAAGACAGCAATTGAAGCCACAAGTGCTGATAGAGTATTGCTATTTAATAATCAGTTTGAAAACGAGACAAGAGAATTGGTGCATCCATATAAGACCGTCTTAATTGAATTTAGAAGCGTCCCATGGACAACCACAAAGCAAAGAACACCAAAAGGGCTTGAGAATGGAGATGTCATGAAATCGCAAAAATCAGGCGAAACGATTATTGCCTTGCATATAGGTTATAATACAGGGAAAGAAGCGACCAATAGTTTTGAAGAATTAGATACTTATTTACAAGAAATATATTTTGCCGTTCAGGATTTACAGGGTGAATATTATCAGCCATTAAAAAGAATAATGGAAATTCATGATACCAACCATGATAGATTAATTGTATGGCAAATGGAATTTAGCACGATGCTTGAAGAAGTCGGAACAACAGACACAAGCTTAGAAGAAAAAACCGCAACCCTTGAACTTGATACTGATTTAGACATTGATAATGATGTAATCAGAACAGGTGATGGTGTATAAATAAATTAATATGAAAAAAAACCGAAAAATGTTAAAAAAGCGACGTGAACATATTAAAGAAAGAATCGATAAAACTACAAATACGTCAAAAGAAATCAAGAAGTTATCCGAAGAGTTGTATCTGTCAGAATCCACAATCGAAAAAGATTATTATAAGTCAGATGAGTTAAATGAGTCCGTAAAGACGCAAACCGACAGGTAAATTATTTAATTTTCTTTTGTATTTAATGTATTTTTACGTTGAATATTTAAAGAAAAAATGGATTTATCTAAACTAAACGCAGATATTACAAAGGTTGTAAATGAAGATACAGCCGAAATCCTTATTTATGGAAGCATAGGAAATAAGATTGATGGCGATTTAATTGCCAGGGATATTAAAATGCTTGAAGATATGGGGATTAAGACTATCGTGGAAAGGATTAATTCAGACGGCGGATATGTTACAAATGGATTATCCGTTGTTACGGCAAACTTAAGAAGTAAAGCAGAAATTCACACTTATAATGATGGCATTGCGGCCAGTATGGCAGGGATAATCTTATTGACAGGAAATAAAATATTTGCCGCTGATTATTCTCAAATAATGTTGCACGAACCAAGAATTGGAAACGAAACGATTGACAAAACAAAGGATGAAAAAATAAAGAATGCTTTAATGGCAATCAGAGATTCATTAAGTAAGATAATCCAAAACAGAACAGGCAAAGGAAAAGATGATGTTGATGAGATACTTAAAGACGAAACATGGTACTCAGCAAAACAAGCCAAAAAAGCAGGCTTAATTGATGAGATAGTTACTTATGCCAAGAAGCCTAAAATTAAATCAAACATGGAACCCTCCGATATTATTAGTGCGGTTGCGGCCATGTATAATGATAATTCACATATTACAAACATAAAAGAAATTAAAATGAGTGAACTTAAATTAATTGCTTCTAATCTTGAATTAGATGAGAACGCAAATGTTAATCAAATAAATAAAGCGGTTAACAAATTGCAAAAAGAAAACGGTAATATAGTAGATGAAAATACTACTTTAAAAGCTGATAACGAAACATTAAAAGCTGATGTTACTGAAAAAGACGGCATTATTACAACTCAAAAAGAAGCCATTGATAAATTTGAAGACGAAAAGAAAGCTTTAAATAAGACAATGGTTGAGCAGGATGTTGATAGTGCAATTGAAAAAGGATTGTTTAAAAAAGACGAGAGAGAAAATCTTGTTAATACTTTTATTGACAATCATGCCGGTCTTAAAACTGTAATTGGTTCGCTGAATGAAAGAGCGGCTGATATTAGCAATAAAATCAACACTGAAGCTTCAAGCGAATTAATTCCTGAGAACAGAAAAGACTGGGATTACAGAAAATGGGAAAAGGAAGATGCAAAAGGACTTGAAAAAATCAAAAACAGCGATATTGAGCTTTATAAAAAAATGTATAAAGACCAATACGGCGTGGAAAAAGTATAATTATAAACTGATTTAAAATAAACGAACATGAAAAAATTATTAGTAATATTTAGCCTTGTATTAATAGCAAGCATATCATTCGGTCAGGTTATATGGCCATTTGGAGCAGTTGATAATCAAACAGGAACATCTGGAGTCACAAGCTCTTTAACTATTTATAATAATTACACCTATGTAACTTATGCCAGTGTTGATACCAGCATGACAATCAGTTTGGATATTAATAGTCAAACAAAAAGAGGTGCAATTTTAGTATTAGAAACCACTTGCGATGCAACAAAAAGAACAATTACATTAAGCACAGGTTTTTCTGGCAGTAATTTCACACTTGAAGCATCTGGAACTTTGGTTACAGAATATTTATACGACGGAACATATTTTAACCAAGTAGGTGCAAGAATTATAACAACTGATAACCCATTATATTTTAATAGTTATCCATTTGGAGCTATTGATTACCAAACATCGACGGCAGATAGCTTGACTTTGGCAATTACAATAGACGAACAAACAACTTATTTAGATATAGCAGCCACAACCTTAGATACCATATTGACAATCAATGCAACCGTTGATAGCAAGGTAAAAAAAGGAGCGGTAATATATATTGAATCAACAGCTGACGCGACTAACAGAGTTATTACGTGGGGCACGAAGTTGACAAATACGGCATTAACAAATACGGCGAGCAAAACCTTTTTAACTACTTTCTTTTATGATGGTACTAATTTTAAGGCAATCGCCAATAAGCAAATAGATTAACTAACTTAAAAATAAAATAAAATGGCAATACAACAAGAAGTTTGGCTCGCTGATATTCAAGAACAATTGTTCGCGACGGCGCAGTTTATCACAAAAAGTGTTTCTCACGATATGTTCGTGAAAAACAAAACTGTCCATGTTCCGCAAGCAGGTACTATTCCAGCGGTACAAAAGAACAGAACAGTCCTCCCAGCAACAATCGGCCAAAGAACTGATACTGACAGGACTTATGATTTGGGCGAATCTACTACTGATCCTATTGTGATAGGCAATACTGAAGAGATTCAGGTTGTCTATGAAAAAAGGCAAAGTGTATTAAAGCAACATATCGAAAAAATTGACAATAGACTTGGAAAAGAAGCGGCGAATGCTTGGGCAGGAGCTGGTTT